CGGGGATGCCGTTATCCTTAAGCCATTGTGATGCTTGGGCCGAACCAGACAAAGGACTTGGGTTTCTAACGGCTAATGTTCCGGCAAGCCTATTTATTATTTGGCTCCCCATTTCGTTAGGGTCGTAATCGTTTCCTTTGGGATGATACATATCAGCGTCGTATTTGCTTAACGCCGCCTGTACGGATTTAGGCTGTTGACTCAGCGGTTTGTCGTAGTCCAGCATCTTGGCTATCTGCTCGTCGGGGAGGTCTACTTTGTAGAGGGAGCCTTGTTTAGATTCTTTATAATCCTTAAACAATGCAGCCAATTTGTTTTGGTCAAGGTTTCTAGCTTCAATGTTGGCATTTTGAAAACTTCTAGCTGCTTTTTCTGGTGATACATTTGGTATTGATTGCCGCATAAACTCTACTTGCGCTTCACGGTTTAACGGAATTCCTCGTTTTCCAGCTTCATATTCAAGGTCTAAAGCGCCTTTGTGCGCTAGAGTATCTCGATAACCTGTTGCAGTCCCTTTAGCTTCAGCCAAATAACCAGCGCCAACACCATAAGCCTGCGCACCCTCACCCGTTCCAATCTTCATCGGATCGAACTCACCTAACGGATTTTTGGCAGTCGGCGGGAAACGGTGTGGCGAGCCATGCCACACATCCATCGGCAACACAGCGCCCGACTTCACCATGTAATTCTCAAGCCCACGCGCTAATTCTGGCCCTGCATACCGTCCAGCTGCCATTGCCGCGCCTTTAGCCAACGGGGCAAACGGCAAAGCGCCAGCCAATATGTCAGCGCCAATCAGGAAGTTTTCTGTTTCCCTAGACCTGCGCTCATAGTCCCTTGAACGCGGATCCATTACCGAAGTAGGGGGAGCCATGTTTGCCCTGCCCTTTCTACCCTGTTCAGCAATGTTAGGGTTCATGGTTACCGGCCCTTCCATGTCCTGCTGGTAACGTAAAGCAGCGGCAAGTCGGTTAGCGTCAGCCATTATTTATTCCGCGCCGATATAGCGTGTGCTTTAGCCTGTGCGTCCTCTTTGCTTGACGCACCCCATGCCTTTAGAGCAAGCGCCAAACGAGTAGGATCGCCATTAGGCTTCTGCATCGGCCCCGGCATATTACCCATCCTCGCAAGAAATGATGCGCGTCTAGGGTTATCGCCCGCTTTTACCGGTGCTTTAAGCGTCCCGCCGGTTTCAGCCTTATAACTAGCGCGACCAGCCGCATTTAGCCCTCCCGCAGGGTTCTTACCTTCTTTTCGTGTCCAGGCTGCGCTCATCGTGTGAATATCACATCCCTGTTAACTCGGTCGGTTATCTTGTAACCCATAAACCGCAACCAAGTGATAGTTTCATCGTCGGTGTACCCGTACCGCTCGCCCAAACCTTTAAGCTCTAGCGTAATCACAGGCCAACCCGCTTCAATCGTGGCAATTGCGCCTAGCAACGCCTCATGCTCCGACCCTTCAACATCAAGCTGGAGGAAGTCGCAATCGGTAACTCCCAAGCTATCAATCGGGATAACCGCAAACTCGTTGCCTTCCTTGACCCGATGAGCGCCTATGTTGTCAGGATAAACCCTATCTATCGCCGCCCTGCCATGCACCCGTCCAAAGGCTGCGCGTCTGCTTACAATATTCCTTGCGTTACAAGTGTTAGCTTCCAAAGCCTCGTAGTTATCCACATCCGGCTCGACCGTATAAACAGTTTTAAACTTCTGCGACAACGCCAGCGGATAAACGCCTATGTTACCGCCAGCCTGTATAACTGTCCTAAAGTCCTTGCACACGTCCAAACTGAAGCCCAGATCGCCTACCTCGTCCAACAAAGCACCCAAGCAATGCTCGTCTGCATCCGGCACAAAGTACCCTTTAGACGCACGCATATTGCACTCTTGTCTGCTCCCACGGCCGAGGTTTCCCGTGAAACACAATTACTTTATCCCGCGCTCTGACGCCATGTTCCAGCACGTCAGCCTTGAAACTGCACACACCGTCCGTAATGTCCTGCCAATAAGTAACGGGTTCATTGCGTAGTGCGTGTTCAAGGTAAATCTGGTCACCTCCTTCGCAGTACCGTTCGCCGGTCTTAAACTCATCGTAGAGATACTCGTGCGGCTTTGACCACCACATAAGGCTGGATTGCATTGCCAGCGGGTTACGCTTGCCTCTGTATATATCTCTCATAATCACAAAGTCATGCGGTTTTGCCGCCTCTAACATCTCGCTGCAATCGCCCACCAGAACCGTGTCCAAATCCATGTACAACGCGCTTGGCAGCCTAAATAGCTCCAGCTTTGACCACCAGCCCTCCCACCCGTGAATCAGCGGGATAGTGGCGCAATCTAGCGTCATATCGGTCAAACAAACAAAGTCCTCATTCGGCAAGTATTTAGCGCACATCTCCTGCAGCGCATAAACATGAGCCGGTTTGAAGTCACCACCTGACTTTAAGACGCAAGCTATCACGCGCTAAATATGCCAATTGCCATTACTTCAACCCCTGCGCCGGTCGTGATCTTCCACGCACCGTCTTGGCTAACCGCGTTCAGCTCAACGTTGTAGACGTTCACGCCCGTCCCTGCAAGCGCAGGGAGGATGGTATGCGTCAGAATGCCCGTTCCCGACCCGTCCACAATGACCACGTTGCCAGTAGCAGAGGTGCTGACAGTACAAACGATGCGATGCAGATAGTCGCCTTTTGCGCCCGTTGTACCCAAAACCTGCGCGGTTTGGCTCGCTGCGACGTGTTCGTAAGAATACCTGTATGGATAACTGACGCCACTCATAGTCTTTTCCTTTTGTTAAATTGTTGATGCGTTGCCCACATATCATCCAAAGTAACCTCGTTGCCGGGGCCGACTATAAGGGGTTTTACCTTATCTGGCTGTTTAACGGTCGGTTCCTGGCGCCAGACAATAGCCAGCATCCGCATAGCATCGGCTGGATGGCTGCACCAGTCGTGGCGAGGCGTCTGCCGAAATGCCTTCTTGTCCTCGTCATACTCCCGCTGATACTGGCGCAACGCTTCCATGCCTTCGTCGCAACGCTCGGCATCAAACCATGTATTTGTCAGCATCTGGCGCACCGCCTGTATCCCGTCCTGCACGCTTAGGTCTGGCACGATAGCCAGGTTGTTGATACCAAGATACTCAGCCATTTGCTCGATGATTGACTTGCCTTGAGCCGCCAGCGTTTTAGCTCTAGCGTCGTGCGGCAAGTAATGTCTGCCATATTTGTAGGGCTTGCTTGTAATGACCGCTGCCAGCTCCGCTATGTTTGCGCCCGATACCGCGTAGAAGTCAATGACGTGAATCTCGCCCCTGATGACTTGGTAGAACCAAATAGCCGTATCGTCGCGGTATCCCAAGTCCCAGGCGGTATGCACCGGCACTTCAGGCTGGTAGTCAACGCGGCATATACGACCTTGCTCTGCCGCCTCCCGCATCTCTACCCCGTAGAAAGCGCCGAGGATACTGGCCTCAAAGCTGCATTCATACTCTTGGTCGTACTGGTCTTTGGAGAGCTGCGCCCTTGCTGCGGCTAACTCGCCATCAGGAAGCAACCCTGACTTACTTGCCGGCAGCTCCAGCAAGAACCATTCGTCCCTAAGCCTAGCTGCGGTCTGCTTTATGTCCCAGAACTGGTTTTTACCCTTTGGAGTGCCACCAAACACCGCCCACCCTTGCCGGTCGCTTAAGGAAGGCCGGATCACGTTACCCCACACGCTAGGTTTGAAGTCACCGTACTCATCCATGAATATACCGTCAAAGCCCAACCCACGCATGGCATCTGCGTTATCGGCTCCGAACAACCTAACCTTTGACCCGTTAATCATATCTACGGTCAACTCTGACTCATTGGTGCTTGCTGCCGCAGTAGCCGAGAAGTGCTTGAGGTAGTCCCACGCCACGGATTTAGCCTGTGAGCGAAAAGGGGCTATGTAGGCAAATTGGGGCATGGGACTTTTACTTGTGACCGCTGCTCGGATAAGGTCGTTAATCGCCGCCACCGTCTTACCAGCCCTGCGGTGCGCTACCAAGCAAGACCACCGCTTAGTACGGCTATGAAACGGCGCAAAGGCCGGTCTAGGCTTGTAGGGTATGACGTGCAGCGTCACTCAAGCCACCGGAAGGTATGTTCTTGTCT